GAACGCGGTGCACATGAACCTGTGCAGGTCCGCCGTGTCGGGCTCTGGCGGGGTGAAGGCGTAGCGCAGGAGCTGGCCCATGCGGAAGCTGGTCGTGAACCCCATCACGTAGGAGCCGTTAGCGAAGACCTTCGGGTCCGTGCGGACGATCAGGTTCCATCCTGAGCAGCCCGCAGAGTCGCCCGCGAGATAGACCGCCCCGTCATGGACAAGGCCGGCGATGCAGGTCAAGCGCGCTCCTTAGCTGATGATTTTGGGAACGAACGGCGCGGCTCCCGCCGCCGTCAGCGGCCGGCCCGGCAGCGTCGATGGCTCCCAGGCCGGCTCCGTGCCCTCGATCTGATACGGCTCTTCGGGCGGCGGCTCGCTCATGCTGCCTTCTTGGCGCGGATCTCGCGGCTTGCCGTGGTCAGCCAGTCGCCTTGTTCCTGCGGGACGTGCCCGACGTAGGCCCACACGAAGTGCTGGCCAGCCTGCTCGGCCGCGAGGACATGATGGTGGCCGTCCACGATCACGTCCTTGCCCGAGCCGGGCCAGCGGACCATGACCGCGGGCGTCGGCTGCTTGCCGTTCTTCAGGGCGCGGCGCATCTTCCGGCCGATCCTGGCCACCTTGCCCGCATCCTGCGGGCGGCTGGCGTCCCACTGGTCCTTGTCGGCCATGTCGACCTGATCCAGGGGCACCATCTGCGGTCCCTGCCAAGCGGCTTTGTCCTTGACCCACGCGATAGCCGCAGGCGGGAAAGCCTTGCTCATCTGGGCATAGACGCCGCTCGCCGCGTCCTCGTACAGCGCCCGGCCGGCGGCGTGATAGGCGCGCAGGGCCTCGCGGACTGCTGCCCGCTGGCCTGCGACCGACTCGGCGCCCTGCTGCTGCGGTCCGCCCTGCTGCGGGACGGGCGAGAACTGACCGGGAAGTGCACCAGGCGTCGGGCTCTTGGACGCCACCGTAGCCTTGGACATCGCGTCGATGTCCTCCCACAGGACCAGGTTCTGCCGGTCGACCAGGACCGCCTTGTCCCCGCCGGCCACCGGGGGCTCCCCGATGTCGGCCGCGGTCCGGTTCCGGGTCCACGTGCCGTTCCTGAGCCGGGTGTCCCTGATCTGCTCGACCACCATGGAGTCCCGGTAGTCGACTTCCTTGAACTTGCTGCGCCAGCCCTTTACCCCGAAACCCTGCACGGCGATGTGGAAGTTGAGCTTCTCCAGCAGCAGCCCGGCTACCGGATCGCAGGTGTTTAGCATAAAACTTCTGTGTTGCGCATCTCCGGTGCCGCCGCCGAGGTTCCCGGACTCGATCACGCCGCCCTCAGCCGGCGGTACGCCGCATCCGGCGAGGATCTCGTCCCGGGCTGCGGCCTTCGCTGCCAGCACGTCGGCGAGCTTGCCCGCCTGGAGCTCGGTAACTTTCCCGCCGCCCGTGGAGATCAGCGGGGCGCCGATGTTCTTGGTGCCGATGTTCCGGGCCCGGTACCGGTTGTCCCAGCGGGTCACCTCATCGGGGCTCGTCCCGGCCGCGAGGTCGACGTGGACCAGCGGGGGCAGCCCCTTGCGGAGCATCTCCTTCTCCGTGGCGGCGGCGTACAGCCACGCCGCCATCGGGTTCAGCATCGCCTGAACCGGGCCTACCCCGTTGATCCCCGGCCGGGCCGAGTCCATCGAGATGTGGATTACTTCCCTGGGCTCGAAGTCCGCGGTCTGGCCGAGGTCGGTCTGCTGCACCCAGCCCGTGATCACGCCGTGCTGATCGGCGCGCGGGTACGTCGTGGGCACGTCCAGATTCCACAAGCCGACCGGCGTCGGACCGTCCCAGCCCACCTCGAGCAAGGCGTCGCCGAACACGATCAGCGCGGCGATCGCGTTCCGCATGATCTGCCGGATGTCCTGCGTGTCGTTACAGAACGCGTAGAACCGCTCCAGGGCGATGACCTCGGGCGGCTTGTCCGGAGCCTCGTCGCCTTCCCCGGTGTCAGCGTCCCAGTCGGTGTACAGGCCCCCGGCGGTGATGGTCCGGGCGATGACCTGCACGGCTACCCACGCGGCGGGGACCGCGATGTAGCAGTCGTAAAGCTCTTCGAGCAGCGTCTTCCGGTCGCTGCCGGTCGACGCGCCCATGGACTGGATGTGCTCGTCTATCCCGCCGGCGGGGATGCCGGGCACGAAGCCGGTCCGGGCAGGGAGGGCGCGCCGCGGGCCGTCCGGGTCCGCCAGAGCTGCGGCGCGGGCCTTCTTCTCCGCGACGTCGCCGCTGCGCCGGAACGCGGGGGGGATCCAGCCGGGCAGCGGCATGCTACCTCCCGGCTGCGGTCAGGTCATCAGGCCCACGGGGGACGCTGCAGGGCACCCTGGCGAGGGTCGCGCTCAGGTGCGTCGTCGTCGGGGCGGTACGCGAACGGGCCGCGGGGCTCCAGGGTCTCGATGCTGTCGAACGGGTTCACTTCCGGCGGGGGGACGTCGGGCCAGGAGGGGCCGCCACCGAGGTTGATCAGCAGGTACCGCAGAGCGTCGGGCAGGTGGTCGTGCGGGTTCGGCCCCGCGTCTTCCGGATCGCCTTTGACCGCGTGCGAGAGGGTGGCGAGGTGCTTGAACAGGTTCTCGCACCCGCTGAAAATATGCAGCTTGGGACAGGTCTGCCAGCCGTTCGCGCGATGGTGGGGACAGGCGGGCATCTCGGCGAGAAAGGAGCGGACTCGGTTCCACCCGATGATCCGCGAGCCCTTGCTTGCCGGGGTGAGATAGACGCCGTTCTCGGAATAGACATCGCTGAGCGGCTTCGCGTCGCCCCTGGTGGCGAACATGGCGTCATCCGCATAACGGACCGCGATGTGCTCACCTTCAGCCTCAGCCGCCAGGATGCGCCGCGCCTGGTCAGCCTCGCCGACCATCTGCTCGTACGCTTCGCGGTAAATCCAGACGCGTCCGTCTTCATCGAGGGCGCCCCAGACGGTGGCCCAGTACGACGGGAAATATCCCCAGTCGATACCGCAGTACCGGGGCCATGCCGCGGGGAGCGCGAACGGCTCAAGCACATGCCGGTCCCGCTTGAGCTCGGGGTACATCTGGCCGGCGAAGATGTTCCAGTTGCCCTCGAGGAAGGCCTCGCGCATCTGCCCGGACAGCGCCTGGAGGTCCGCGGCGTGCTCGGCGTTCATGTGCGGGTTATCGCTCAAGCGGCTTGGCACAAAGCGGACAGCCCGGCCGCGCTCGTCAATGACGACTTCCGAGCCGTACTTGGTCGGCTCGATGTAGCGGTCCTTGACTGCACCGTGACCCGGGCCGCCGGGGTTCGCCGATGCGCGGACGCCGATAACCGGGATGTCCGAGCGGCCGGAACGGATGCGGGACTCAAGGAAGGTCGTGACATCCGGGACGAAGAGGGTCAGCTCGTCCAGGATGAGCAACTGGTATTCGCCGCCTTGCCGGCGCGTGGCGTCCGCGAGGGTCTCGGCGTAGCGGAACATGATCAGCGAGCCGTTCGGGAACCTCAGCTCGTGCTCGGTGCCGTTCCATCGCGCGCCGAGCGGTGCGGCGTATTGCAGCTTGGCCAGCTCGGCGAGAAGGGACTCGCGGAGTTCAGGGTACGAGCGGCGGAACGCGCCAACACGCAGGCCCGGATAGCGGTGGCATGCCTGGATCGCCTCGGCGGTGAGAGCTCTCGATTTTCCGCCGCCGGTCGAGCCGCCGAAAAGGACCGAGAATTCGGTGGCCGCGTGAAATATGGCCTGTTTCGGGGTCGGGGTGTAGCCGAGCGCCTCGAAGACGGATGCGCGACGGTCGGGCGGGTCGAGGCGATCGGCGAGGACGGAGGCGAAGTCAGCGCGCACGCCGGGCCTCCATGCTGCTAGACGGCCCGGAGATGCCTCGCCACCCCAGCACGGGCCGCCCGCTGCTGATCCTGGCTCAGGCCCATCTCGGCCAGGACCGCGGTCAGCGCGGCCGAGATCTGCTCGGCCTGCTGCTCGGTCACCCGCGCAAGCCGCTCGTCAATATCGAGCTTGGCCATGTCCACGAGGAACTTTCCGCAGCGGTCGAGCGCCCGTTCCCACAGCGCAACTTCGGCGCGGAGCTGCTCGCCGCCCTCGGTCTTATAGCGCAGCGATGACAGCTCGTTTACCTTCGCGGCGAGCATGTCCTTCCACGCCACCACCTCGCCCGCGATGGCTGCCAGCGCGGTCAGCGCGTTCTCGACCGGCGGGACGCCCAGCCGCGCGAGTTCGGCGCGGGCCTGAGACTCAGCTCCCGCGGCCCGGCCGGACGGAGCGCATCCGCCGTGGAGCTTGCACCGGCCGTGACCGGGATGCGGAGTGCCCCATCCCGCAGCCTGCTCGCATGTGCCGTCCCGGCCGTGAAGCTTGCCACCGCAGAACGGGCCCTTGCGCTTGCGCCTCTTCTTGCCGCCATCGTCATGAGTGGAGCCGGAATCGGCGGTCGTCATGGATGGCCGCCTCTCCGGTTCGGGGGTCAGGCGGCGAACATCATGTCCTGCACCCAACGGCGCGGGCTGGTAGCGGGCACGGTCAGCCAGGAGTCGGCAACGTCCAAGATCAACGCAAGGCAGGAAGCGTCGAAATACTCTCGCCCCTGGACCGGCTTCTCGGCCGCCAGGGCCAGCGCGGCGAGTACTGCCCGCTCCGTGTCGGGCGCGACAGTGCCGGGAAGGCCGGTAGCCAAGCGCACGACCTCGGCGTAGCCCTGACCGGCGTGGATCCGCAGACGGGGCCGCGGATCGCCAGTCGTGATCCCGAACTTGATGACGCCGTTGCCCATGACAACGTAGAAGGCATCCCAGTCTTTGCCGATACAGAAGCGGCAGACGCCGTGGCCCTGATTGACACTGGACGGCATGGGGTAACAATCGTGCCCGGCGGCGCAGCGCACGTGGTGCCCCTCGTGACTGCTGGTCCAGGTCTCATAGAGCGGAACTGCGCCTAGCTCTCTCAGCCGGGCCAGGAATTTTGCCTCGCTGGCGGCCGGATCCTTTCCCGAGCATGTCGGGCAGATCGTGCCCCACCGGAAAACATCGGACGGGCGTGGCCTGCATTCATGCCCCGCCGGGCAGCGGGCCGGGTATCGCTTGTCGCTGCCGAGCCACTTCCCGTAAAGGGGAACGCCCCCCAGCCGCGCGAGCGTACGGAGGAAGCGGGCCTCTGCCGTCGCCGGATCTTTCCCGGCGCAGGTCCGGCAGATGCCGTCACCTTTCGCCACGTCACCCGGCCGCGGACGGCCCTCGTGCCCTTCGGCGCAGCGGACACGATGCGACTGGCCAGAACCGCGATACGGCTCAAGTAGTTCAGCGCCAAGTTCGGCGAGTCGCTTTCTGAAGGCAGCCTCCGCCGTAGCCGAGTCGTACCCTGCGCAGATGCGGCAGATGCCGCGTCCCTGCTGGACGCAGTTCGGCCGCGGATAACAATCATGGCCAGCCTTGCATCGGACGTGATGCTTTCGCATGGCGCCCAGCCACTCCGGCTCCAGGAGTGTTGCGCCCATCTCGGTCAGCCGGGCGCGGAACGCCGCCGCCGCGCTGGCCGGATTCTGGCCAGCGCACGAAAGGCACGGCCCCTGGCCGCTGCGGAGTCTGGTCGGATTCGGGTAGCAATCATGGCCTGCGCGGCACCTGGCGTGATAGTTGCTCGCGTTGCCGCGCCACTCCTGCTCAAGCAACGTCACGCCAAGCTCGTCTAGCCGGGCGCGGAACGCAGCCTCAGCGGCCAGCGATCGGGAGTTGCGAGCGCGTGTCACGGGTCTAATTCTATCGCTTTGTCACGGCCTAGATCCGCCTTTACCCCGTGACACGCGCTAGAATCGAGACTATGGAACGGTGCCCGACCTGCCGCGCGTCCCTGCCGCCGCCGAAGACATGCCCTGGCTGCGGCGAGACGTTCTACCGCGGCGCGGGCGGCCGGATCGATGCCGAGTGCTGCACGCCGCGATGCTCGGCCAGGGTGCGCAAGCGCAGGCAGCGCGAGAGAGAGCAGGTCAGTGATGGCTCGGTCAGACCTGGGGCTTGCCGTTCCTGGCCAGGACGGGACGGGGGCCGGTCAGGGTGTGGGTGTAGGGCGGTCCCGGTTCGGGTGTGCCGCCGAGCATGTTGTGCGGGAAGTCGCGGCGCCAGCACTGCCCGGCCAGCTCGTCCATCCGTGCCGGCGACCAGTACTCCCCGCACTGCGCGCCCGGATCGAACGCGGCGAGGTAGTCGTCCAGACCGTCGAACTCGGTGCCGCTCACGGCTCGCACCGCTCCCGCTTACAGGCGGCGCACTGACAGAACTCGGCCGTGATCTCGATCCTGTGCGCTGGCGGCCGGTACTCGCCGAGCGTGACGTGCAGGAACCCGCCCGCGCTATCCGGGACAGGTGCCCATAGGGGCTCGTCGTAGAAGTCCCAGTAGTGCGGCGGGACCATCTCCGGGTCGGCGGGGATCTTCAGCGTGACAGCGGGCCAGCCGGGCGGGGGTTTGAGGGGGCCGTCCGGGTACTGCCTGCCGTAGCTGCGCTCGCTCACCGCCTGCGCTCCTGCATCTTCCCGGCAGCGACGAGGAGGACGGTGATGGCCAGCAGGCCGAGCAACAGCTCGCCCCACTTCCGCGCAGGACCAAAGAACAGCATCGCGGTCGCGGCGAGGGTGTACAGGACCGCTAGCGCGGTGTTCGGGTAGCGGCAGCGGATGAGGTGGCAGAGCTTCAC